GCTGTACCCATGCTTAGATCACCAAGCAAGATGTAAGGCGTGGTGGCTGCCAAGGTCTTAGCCATGTTCTGGACGAAAACGACTGGATACCCGTAAAGCATAGGTGTAGGACCATACGCATTTTGGATGTCCATGATGGAGTTCCCACCGAGTGCATCAAGCAAAGGAGCGATGGCGTTGTACCAAATCTCACGATGCATGAACCACTTAGCCTGTGCAGCATATGTTGGGAGCTTTGCGACCATGCCCTTAAGGTTTGCAAGTGTCGGGCTGTAGGTGATTGTCTGCCCGGTTGTAAATACCTGCAGCGAGGCGATGTTAGCCTTGGTGGCGTTAAGGTTGTAGACAGCATAGAGGATGCCATCAAGACCAGAAGTAGAATCGACTGCGTTGTTGAAAACAACACGGTCTTCTTCCTTAGCAAGAACGTATGCCATGTCACGGGCAAGTGTTGCGCCAAAGTCAATGATCGAGTCTTCTGCCAGTTCCTTGGATACCTGAGTAAGGACAGATGGTTTCTTGGCTACAAGGTTGACCTGTGCAAATGTCAGGTCGGATGCAGTAATAGCCGTGTTCTCACCCGGATAGTACACAGTGGTCGATGCCGTGGCGTTAGGCACGTTCAAGACATCGCTGGACATCGGATAGATGCGGCAGTTCTGCCGAGCAATTCCGAACTGCTCACGCAGGTAGATGAGGTCGGAGCTAAGTGGATCTGGAACAGTAAAGCCACCAGCGGTTGTCGTGCCTTCGCTCTGTGCCTTAAGGTTGGCTTTGACCCAGTCGGATGCCTTGCGGTTGCCCATGATAGAGCGTCCCCATTGACCCCATGCGTATGCCTTAAAGTTTGCTTCGTCACGGGTACCGACGAATGGGTTGCGTCCAATACCGCCGGACTTCCAAGGCTGCTCAGCTGCAACTTCCGTTGCTACTGGATGACCCTGTCCGAGTGCCTTGATGGTCTCGATACGCTCTTCGATGCCCTTGGCTTCGGCCATAAGGGACTTGACCTGTGCAAGGTCACCGTTACCGGAAGCAAGCTCCCGTGCGGTAGCAAGCACAGACTCTTTTTGATTCTGTAGTTGTGTTAAATTCATAGTTGTGTTAGCAACTCCAGACGTGCCAAGAGTTCTTGGCGTTCGTCATTGTCATGGGCTTTCGCCTCGACTACGATGGACGGCTGCTCATCAGGCTGGTCTGCATCCCGCAGAGATTCCCAGACTACCGGAGCCAAGCGCTTAGCACTTGACCGTGACAAACCGACTGCATCCCGCAGCCGACGTTCTACACCCCGCAATGATGCGGGTTGTACGCTCTTCATTCCGTGCATGGCATACAAGCCCTTTGCACGTCGAGCAAATTCATCAATGATGGCATCCGCCATGCTTTGATCTGATACTGCTTCGATGGCTCCACAAAGTGCATCGTAGTATGCTTCTAGCCCTTCATGGATAAGGTCACCTTCGGCATCATCGTATACCGACATAGCGTACTCTTCAGGGGACTGCTCAGGCATTGGAGCCATGACCATTTCTTCGTCTTCCATATCCATTATGGGCTCCATACCGTAGTACTCCTTGAGGGTTTTGACGCTGTTACGATACTCGGCTGGTGTCGGTGTGATGCTTGCCTCAGCGATAGGCCACCGGGTGATTTCAGATACATCACCCATGCTTTTTCGTTCTACCAAGTGTGCAGCTGCACCAGATGAAAAGCCCATCTTGCCTTGCTTGCATAACTTTGCAATCATGCTGCCGTACTCATCGGCTAGATCCAACTGAGCCTCGTACCAAAGCCCGGTATTGTCCATCTTGATGTAACCCGTGCCGATAGACTTCTTGCCTACGCTTGTATCCATACCGTGGTGGTAGTAAACGTTGAGCGGTACGCGTTTGCCTTCGGACATCGGAAAACCGTAGTCGGTTGACTTAGTGAAATAATCACCCTCAAGGTCAGCACTCTGGGTATCGCCAAAGCGCACCAGATAACCTTTGACATAGCCAAGCCTGTCGCTCTTGATTCCGTCTACACTACTTGTAAGCACGTCCATGGTGTAAGTATCCCACACGGTATCTTTCACTCGAATGTCGTTAGATCTGGTTCGTAACCCTCTAGGTCTCTAAGCGGGAGTACCCTAGTGGTTGGTCCCCAGTCTGCATTCTGTACCACGGTTGCCATGTCACTAAGCGGCAACCCCTCTGCGTAAAGTGCATAACGTGATTTGCCAAGTATTTGTTGAGCCTCCATAGCGGTAAGCCCACGCAAGATATCTTCACCGGTAACCGGCTTAGGTCGTGTATCAGGGATGCTACTATCCCCGGTTATCTCTGCCCAAGACAAGGTTACCGGAATCATCACGCACCGACAGTTCGGGTGGCTTGGCATAATCTCATCGGTGGTTGATAACGTACCGGACAAAGCCAAACACGCAAGACAAACTCGGCTGTCCTGTGTGGCTTGGCGCCGGTATCCGGTAACCGCTGGGTTCTGGGTGTAGAGTTGCCGTTGCGCTTCACGGGCGCTTCGGATCATCTCAGTACGTGCTATCGTCTCTGCTCGGTAGCGTCCGATGTCTGCAGCTCTCCGTACCCGTCGTGCTACCGTACGTGGTCCTTCACCCAACGAGATACCCTGCACCAAAGCCATTTGCATGGCATCAGTGGTCACCTGCGGTATGGTCGCAAATAACTCACCCAAAGGGCTTCCATCACCCGCCATGCCGACAAAGGCTTGGAGCTGTTCGTCTGGCAGGTTTGTCCATGAACTTCCGAGACTAACACCCGCCGGTTTACGACCTGCCGCCGCTTCAACCATGCCGACGCTTGCCTCATTCGCAAGGACTGCTGATTCAAGTTGTCCATCAGCCGTTATCGTAGCCCCCTCGATTGAAAACTTTTTGAGGTTCTTTCCTAACTCTTCAATGTTATCGATGATGCGTTGACGCATCCAAAGTATGGTGTCGGACGGGTCTTCACCGTTATCTAGCCGTTCTTGGATACGACCTTCCAATGCTTCTAGTTCATCAATGCTTGCCTTTGTGGCTGCCCGGTATGCGCGTTGCATACGGCTGATGGCTACACCTTCACGCTCCAAAAGTTCATTACGAAACTTTTGACTGGCTGCATAGATTCGAGCACTGTCGTTGTTTACTCTTTTGAGATGCTTTCCATCTCGTATCCGTAAAAAGGGTGAGACTTGTACACTACCCCCGGAGTGCAGCAATTAACGCTCTTGCCGTCAGGTTGCATAGCGTTACGTTTGGATGTTGACCACCTGAAACCTGCATCGCCGCCCCACAAGTCCCAAGCAACCCTACCGGGTGAAGGGAAACCCTCTTCTCCAGAGTTGAACCCTTCGGCTTTTTTGTCTACCTCATGACGGCTAAAGAAACTGTACATCCTAAGTATCGTGTCATCGGTTAGATTCTCATTGTTGACAATCTGGTTAGCCCTTGCAAGCCCTATGCGGGTCCCGCCATCAAAGCCCTCCGCTTTCCAGTCAAGCGCCCTTTGTGCAGCAGTCCGCATTGCTTCGGTTGGTCGTGCTTTTACATCGTAAGAGCGTACTGCAGAAGCATCAAAGCCACCGCCGCTTTGTACGGGGATTGCCGTCGGGTGTAGCTGCCCTTCGTCTTCCGGCACGGCTTCTAACCCGGCTATGCGCTTTGCTTCAGCACGATCAATGATGCCAGCCTTGTACAGCCGCTCTGCTCGCTCTGCTTCTGCAGCAAGGTCATCAGCCAATGCCCGTACGGTTTCAAGGTCGTACTGTATGAAGTCACCCTCTTGGGTTTCTGGATACTCTGGCAACAGGTCTGCAGTGATTGCGTCGGCAAGGGTACGGAGCAAAGGCACCATGCCATCTTCCCATGCGGCCTGTTGCGCCCTCTCATAATTACTGTAGGTAGAGCGCTCTAGCCCGCTTCCAAGCCCCAATACCATCGGGTTGATACCAAGGGCAGAACAGATGCGTTCTTCCGGTACACGCCTAACCGTATCCAAAGCAAGGTCGGCAGGTGTAAGGCTAACACGGTCAAGTTTGTACGCACCGGTCATAACAACGATGCCGCCTGAACCGTCCCCGGTAAGGTCTTCGTGCAGCTGTCTTTTCACCTGCCGAGCATCATCGATGCTAATGTCTACAGTCTGGTCTTTTGCATCAGGACCAACGATAAGCGATGGCATAGCCCCGTTGGCAAGCAAACCGTATGCGGTGGTGGATGCAGTATTGTCCGTAGCAATCTCACGTAATACAGCCATGACCGGAGATCTACCCAAGCGGATATCCTGCGGGTCTCGGTTGTATCTTATGTGAATAATGTCAGAAACGGGGATATCAAAGGACCGACCATCAGTGGTGTAGATGTAGTGAGTTAAAGGGTTCGTGCCATTGCCTACCGGCCTAACCATGTCCTGCGGTAAGAACTGCAGGGCGGTCACTGTGCCACGAGTGCTTGATCGAATCTTTCTCAGGTACGTGTTACCAAAGAGTTTGTAATCCTGAATGACCCAACTCCAAAATAGGGACCCCATAATCATTGGGTCTGGTTGAGCCATGAGTTTGATAACCGGATGGTCTTCTACCGGCTCTGCCTGCTGGCTGTCTACCGGTCTGTAGAGTCTTGGTGTTGCCTGTGGGTAGTTACGCGTATACCAATCGATGGCGGATGCCACGATGCCGTTCAGCCCAAGGTCACCGGCTATGCGTGACCAGTCTTTGGTTGATCCGGGAAGCGCCCGACGTAGCAAGGTTTGAAGCTGACCAGAGCCGTACCCGGTTAGGTAGATGTCCCGCGACTGGCTGAGTGGCAGCGGTAGTGCCTGTGTCGGGTTGGCTGCGGCTTTGCGTCCGAGGAATCTATCAAATATACCCATGTGCCTAGTATCCCACAGAAACAAAAAAGCCCCCTCGCGGGGGCCTGTGGTGCTTTGTAGGTTTAGATTGTTGATATTGCGATTCGTGCCATCTTAGCAAACTCTGGTTCAAGGTCGGTAACAACTTCGCCAGTTGAAACATTTACATACAACTTAGCGTTGATGATGCGTCCAGCCTTCGAGTTGCTGATGCGCTCGCCGTTCAGTGTAACGTTGCGCAGTGAGCCGGTTTTGTAGCATTCAACTTCAAGGCCAAGAATGTGTTGAGGTTTGAAGTAAACCCGGTGATTCGTTCCGCCCGTCCACTCCTTGCCGCCTGCCTCTACCAACCGTGTAATAAGTTCCATTGTCATATCTCCCTGCTTGATGTCACCAATATACACTTTAGGTATATACACGTCAAGTATATAAGTAGATATATTTTAGACGGCACCCCAGCCCTTGCGTTGTCCGATCACCTGCCAAGCGTAAGCCATTGCGTCTACAACGTCATCATGCCTGCCAACTGGGAACGACAATAGTTCATCCTGCCAGTATGGTGGTAAACCGTCAGCGTGTACAACCTGCCCTTGCTCGTACCGGGCTTCTAATGGTCCAAAACGGGTCACTTTGTCACGGTCGGGTCTGATACCCCGTATCGGTAACTTTGTACGCCTCATAAGCTCTTGAACGACAGCGGCTTGGTATTGCACTTGCTCGATGCCAATCATGGTAGGCTTCCACTTCTCAGCCATCATCTCGATGAACCTGAGCACGGATGCAAAGTCTGCACGGGTGCGATTCACATCCAATACATAAATAGTCCCGTCATCACCACGAGATAAAGCAACCACGGCTGTATAGTCTGCCTCTGCCTTCGTGCTGATGGCAAGGTCAACACCAAGGTACACCGACAAACCTTCAGGGACATCACCGTAGCGTAACCACTCCCGCTTGATTCTGGCACCAGCTGCATCAACGAACTCTGCTAAGTACTCTTGTCGGAAGGCTATGCTAGGCAAAGATTCACCAGCCTTGCCTACCTCCTCAGCATCTATCCACGGGTTCGCCGTGGTGGGCATCTGCCAGCTCATCCAGTCTGGATCTAAAGCAGCCATGCTGTGTAGGGTTTTGAAGTAGTTGCTACCCTTGGGCGTGCTCAGGAAGAAAGCATCTCCCCGGTAGTCTGTAAGCGTTGGGCGGATAGCCTCCGTCCATGCTTGTTCCAAGTGCCTAGCCATGGCGGCTTCATCAATGATGACCCGCTTGTATTTACGACCACGGGCTACGGTTGAAGGGTCATCAAGCGTCCAGTAATCGATGGCTGCCCCGGTTATAAGCTCGATGCGCGGTGCGGGGCTTTGTACCGCCCTGCGGATAACCGGAGCATAGATTCTCTTATGATCGGCGTATGCCTCTTCTAGGAGCCTGTAGGTAGGTGCAAACCAAGCACAAGGCAAGCCGTCAATCAGCACCGGGTCAGATAAAAGGTTACCGCCAAGCGTGGTCTTACCAAAGCGTCTACCGCAAGCAAGCACGTTGTACCGCTTGGCTTCACGCAAGATTACCTGCTGCGCTTCGTGAGGCTTTGGTAATACCAGCCGAATATCAGGCAAGAGGTTTGTCCGAATACTCCACGATCACCTTGACGGGGCTACCGTCTGCGCCGGTCTGCTCTACCCGGCTACTCCAGTCGGCTTTGTGCTTGCGTTCAAGCCACCATGCAGCAGCCTGCCATGTTGTCTCGCTGGCCTTTTGAATGATGGCCACGTTACGCACTTCCGCATCCGCTTCGGCCTTTTTAACGGTGTCCGCAAATTCCGCTATGTCCTGCATCCAACGACCAAACGAATCCTCGGAAATACCAGCGTAAGCGCATGATGCACGGCGACTATTACCTGCTCGCAATGCCTGCGTGATCCTGATCACGACCTCGTCGTTGTATTTGTATGGTTTACCTTTTGCCAATTTTTCTATGCCTTTCATCCAGGATAGCAGGAACGGTATTACGCCAGGTTACTTTATGATGTATTCGTGCGTGGTTACTACTCATCGCACTGATCTTTACACTGGATGGCATACAGATAACGGAGTAGAACGATTTAACGTATGTTCCATTCTGCAAATAAAACTCCGTTAGCCCTCCGGGATTTGTCTGCGTTTCTGTTTGATGCACCATACACAAATTGGTCGTGAAAAATAGCATGCCGACAGATCCACGCCAGGTATATGTCGACACGTCCTCGTTAATCCTGCAAACGAAATCTATCCTTCGCTCAGTCGTGCAGACAAAAGTATTCATCGCCTTGCGCCTGAACGGTGTACCGATGTTTAGACTTTTGGCCATGCGTGACATACCACCGCCTATAAAGTCTCCGCCTTGCGCCATTGCAATCGTTGCAACGTTAGTGCTTTCCAGGAACCGAACAAACGCAGAAAACACACCATCCAAGTGATTGACGTAATATTCTTTGTATTCTAGATTCCGATTAAATTTCCAAACGAAACTGCCGTAATCGTCATCCAGTTGAATAAAATGCGTCCACCCCAGGGATTTGGCAATATCGTAGCTCGCGTTCCTGGCATACAAAATCGATCTGCGGTTTGTGAAATTATCGCACTCGTCGATCAGTTGCGAATAAACCTCTTTACTAAACTGCACCACTGAATCGCCATACAGTTCGAAGTATCGTTCCGCTGTTGGATCCTCGTCATCGATCAAATATACGATCGGGCCAGTATAACCATGCTTACGCAGTGCCGTTGCGGTTTTCTGATTATCAGGCCTGCCGTGCGTTAGGATCAGCGCACCAAAATTATCCGGGGCTATCATGGCCTATTATTTCCTCGAGATCGCGCACCATTGCAACGAATCCATACTGCAACGCTTTATCGAAATCGATGATCACCAGGGCGGATTGTTCCATCAGATCCTGTAGATCTGCATCCGCATGCGCGTAATATTCGGCGATGTTTTTATAGTCGAAAACGATATGCCGCGCTGCTGCATGTCTTAAAAACGAAGCGATCTCAGTCGGTAACTTTGACGCATCGATTGTCTTGATCAGTTGATGGTACTTATCTAACGACAGCAGATCTGTTACAGCGGGCCGATCACCAGTGATCTCGTATGTCGGCGCTTCGATTTTGCGCGAATAGTTATTTGGATCTACGTCCTCGAGAGCTACATTTGCAATATCGTTGATAAGCGCATCTAAATCACTGGCGCTATATCCCGTACCATCTAGGCCTGTATCGGTATTGGCCAGATCTGCTAATACATCCGCGATTACTGATGCATCGTCCTGGCCTAATCGGGTCGTCCGGTTATCCACCACCAGGATGCGTAATTCCTGTTCTGGCGTAACATCCACCCATTGAACTGGTACGGTTTCCCAGCCTAACGCCTTGGCAGCCATGACCCTATGATTTCCCGCTAGGATGTGCTTAGTGCTAAGGTTGGCCACCACAGAGCCGTACCACCCGTTTACTGCTAGGCTCTTCTTGATGGCTTCCACATCGCCTTGGTTAGCGTTGCGTGGGTGATGCTTGAGCAAGTCAATAGCAACCTGCTCAATGTCTTTGTTGATTACTCTACTCATCTAAATTCTTTCGTATCTCTGCGCTGGTAGCCCAGAGCATAGCCGCGCGTAATTTATCCTTGCTGATGCCCTGAGCTTTAGCCCTACGCTTGACATCGTTATACAGCCAGCGGTTATACAGTTCGTTGTAGACGGCCAAGCATCCAGCCCCTAGCAAGATACCAATAGCAAAAGGTATCATTTGGCAACCTCCCCGGTTCGTGGATCAAGTACAACTACTGCCCAGTCGGTAGCAAACAAATCACCGGGTGACAATGTGAGCTCGTCCATCTGTCGTACGGCTTCCCCGGTTGTATGGACTTCGAAAGCGTTCCAAAGTTCCGAGTATCGCAAGAATACTTGCCCTCCCCAGTCTTGCCGCCATACGGCGTTACCGCCACCAGCCATCAAGGCTTGAATCACTTCTCCGAATCTCATCGTATTATCATCCAGTCGTTAGCCATGACATCAGCACCGCGAAAGTAAGCGGGGCCTGCATGATGCCGGTTGCCAGCACCGTCCAGCTTGTACATCACCATCTGTCCGTGGCTGATAGCATAGTGGATTCTTGCACCATCCCGGCAAACAACCTTGCCATCCCTCATATGCACCAAAGCACCGGAGAAAGCGATACGGGCGGTGTAGTGTGCCGTAGTTGGAGCGAAAGAGGCTACCTCATCGGTACACATCTGCTGGTATCCAAGGCTTGAAGCGTAGGCCAGCAGTTCCGGATTCCGTACCCACTTCTCGACGCTCTGCCGCCTAACGATGTTGTCGGCTTTTGACCATGATCCGGTGGTGTTATAGATTTCCATCGCTTGCCGGATACGTTCTTTCTTTTCTTCGATGCTAAATGCGAGTGCCATGTATTTCCTCGGCTTCTCTGGCTACACGATCAGCAAAGGCCACGTCCTTAGTAGCGGCATAAGCCATATACCAGAGCGCCTTGATGCTGTCATCGGTAGGGCTACCTTTGTGCGGGACCCGCTGTAGGTACTTGACAACGTTGCCAGCTGCAAAGTCTAACCCCCAGTCGTCGATGACGCTGAGGGCCTGAATCTTTGTAGTCCGGTAATGACCGGTCATACGGCTACATCTTCGGTTTGCTTATGCATCATCCGGTCGATGTTGTAGGACACAGCCCAGATGTCAGCGATGACATCCGCTACCTTCAGGTAGCCAACCCAGTAAGGATTCTGGATACATTCGCCGAACCAAGAGTTGCAATCAAAGATGCCGGTATCATCACCCGACATCGCAACCATAAGATGCAGGTCACCCTTGGTCATGTGGATTTCAGAATGGTCGGAACTAACCTGAATCTGTAGCGGGCAATCGATAACATTGAACGCTTCACCACGGTTGATGGTCTGCTGTGCCAAGTCTGTAATGACTTCGGCTAAAGTCTTTTCTGTTACTGTCATTGTTTATCTCCCAAAGTTGGGAGGGATTCTAGCCCCTCCCGTATACAAGTTACCCGTATTTACTCGCCTTCAAACGGATCTACAATGTCATCAACCGGTACGGCTTTTCGTAATGGCTTTGTAGCTGCAACCTTTACCGGCTTTACGGTTTCGATAACGTTGGTCATCTCACCATTCATTTTCTGGCGGGTGCCTACCACTACTTGCCATGACTTGGCTTTGAGCGCTTCGATGTCAAGCTCGGCAAATTGTTGGTTGGTCATGCGTCCAACCATGCCATCGAGCAAGATTGTAAGTTTGGCTTTCTCGTTCCCGTAGTAGGTCTTGGTGTATGCCATGAAGCGGAAGGGCTGGCCATCATCGTCACCAACCTCGGTTGATTCGAACACCCACTTAAAGTTGGGTTCAAGTACGTTAGGGTCATCAAAGCTCTTGCCCTGTACTGCTTCGCAATCGATCAAAGCACAGATGTAGATACCTTGCTCGGCTACACTGTACTTCTTGCCGCCACCTTCCGAGAACTTCCCGTGTTGTGCAAAAAATCCCATACATTACTCCTTGGGCTACCGCCCGGTCATTGGCCCTATTGCCAGTCTAATATATACCATACGGGTATAAAGTGCCAAACATTATTTATGGCAGTACATAGTTGCCGCCTCCACCGAATAATGGGCATCGGTATGCCCGCCTTATGCGGGCGGTACCGATTGCCCATAGGGGGGTTATAGGGGGGATTTATCCTAACGGTACAAAAGTACAACACTTAAGCGTACCGTTTTTTGTACCGATAGATTTAGCCAACTTTTACCCACGGACTACGAGCAAATTCAGGGTCAATCTTGCGTATCAACCCGGCATCTTTCATCGTCTCTAGGAACGCAAGCGCGACCTGCTTGTTGTTGCCTATGACGGCAGCTAAAGCATTTCCGGACATCTTCTCGTTCTGATCTAAAGCCGTTAGCACCCGGTCCGTTAGCATCTGTTCCTTCGTTGCTTCAGCCCCGCCTATGCAGTGCTGTAAGCGCATCCCGCCGTCTTCGTCGGTAACGATTGTGTACGACACCTCTACAAAGTCTTCTTCTCCTATATGGCGTTGCTTAGTGGTCTTCAGGGTATAGATGCCGTCCTTGTTCTCTACTGTGGCCACAAGGTCAGCCTGTGCCGCAATCTCACCCGCTCCGCGCATAGCCTCATGAGCCACAGGCCCGGCGTGTATGCCCTTCTTGTGATGATGTAGGGCAATGATGGCAGCGCCGCTTTCATTGATGCCTTTCATGCGATCGTACAACTTAGCCATGTCAGTGTTACTGTTTTCATCGTAGCCATGAACGCGCACGAAAGTATCAAGGATAACAATCGAGATGTCGTGGTCTTTGACGTATTGCACAATGTCTGCCATGTGTTCGGCGTTGTCGAGTTTGACCATTTGCTTTTGCATAATGTGGACGTTCTCACAAGCCCCTGATGATAGTTTGAAGAATCGCTGAAAGAATCTACCAACGCCCATTTCTTCATTTATGTAAAGAATGTTGCACTTGGTAACCGGTAAGCAACCCATCCAGTTTGACCCTTCATTACAAGCCCGCACAAGGTCAACAGCAATCCAAGACTTACCACCACCGGGCGGCGCCGTAATAAAGTGCATACCGCCACGGGTTATCAGGTTCTCGACCAACCATTGAGCATCATCAGCTTGTGCAGCTAAGTCGCAGAATGCTTGCCAGTTTAGAAATTCTAGTTTCCGCTTAGGCTGTACCTTGACCGCCAACTCTTCCCGTAGCATGGCAGGGGTTAGCGGTGGCAGGTCGGAATCTTTCCAGTCTGCCCATGCACGAGCAGCCTTTTCGGTTACCTCGTGTTCTTCCATGGGTGGATCACAATAGGTGCGGTTCCAGTCCAAGATGCCAGAGAGTGCAAAGTTGATATGTAGCCGTGTGCTCCTGTAGTAACCAACACAAGCCGTTAGAGCATTGTCCCGCCCACCGTAAGGGCCTCCCCCTTCAGGGTGCCGTTGTAATAACTTCTTTAGCGTTCCATCATCGGAATCACTGCCGATGTACTCGCCACGCTCTGCCCGTGGTTTACGCTTAGGAGTAGCGTCTAACTCATCGAACCATTCATCACCCAAAGTAGTACCTCATTATCTCCGGCAGGTCTGCTCGGACAATGTCTAGCAAGAATGACCATCGTGCATCAAGTTTGCTTTTTACGCAAGCCTGTTTAACCTCTAGGAAAAAGGTATCAAGGCACCCGGTGTAGCGCCCGGAAGCATGGCGTATCATCGGGCTTGCGTGTCCCAACTCGCCAGCCTTGGCGGATGCCAGTAGGGCATCAAGCCTATCATCACCCAGCGTCTCAACCAACAAGGATTGTTTGTAGGTTGGCTTCATGCCGCCACCCTTCAGCATCAGCACAGCCTTAGGCTCATCGGGATTCTTCCAGTTGATCGTTCCCGCTACGCGCAGTATGCGGTCAACGTTAGCCACGTTATCGGTGCCGGGTAGTATCTTGTCTGCAAAGTCACGGATGCGGTTCTCTAGCGTGGTTCGGTCCTTGGTAGACGTGCAAAGTTTAGGGCTGGACAGCATCTTGTAGCCGTGCCAACCGTTACCACTTGATACGACCAAGTCGCAGGTGTCAAGTAATAGTTGACTACTGGCACCCGGCACCTTGGAATCTAGATCTATCCAGACTGTCCCGACCTGCTCAATGGATTCCTTGCCGAGCTTACGCCCCGGTCCTTCAGGCGCAGCCCTTGGGCATACCCCGCAGTACACATCATAGCCACGCATAGCAAGACTAATGATGTGCTGGCTAAGTGCTTGCCCTTCTTCGCCCTTTAGGCAATGTGGCAAACGGTAAGTGGTTCGGTTAGCGTGGGGCTTGTGCTTGGAAAGCGGGCGGATTTCGATGAACCCGTCTTGATATGGTTTGAATAGATGCCGTAAAAAGGCGATAGCCTGAACGGCATCCGTGGCAGGAGTTGCCATGGGTGTTACTACTTTCTGTGTGTTGTTTCCGTTCTGGTTGGAACCCTCCGGTAGCTACTCCGGAGGGTGGCAAAGCCTATTCCACACAGAAAGGAACATCCACATTATACATCAAAAGCAAAACCAACATGATCGGCTATCGCCTTGGCTGCATCGTGCCAAGTATAAGCCACCACGAA